CGCGCTCGTGACAATCGTCGACATTACGACGCCAGCCACGCCCGTTGAGCTATTCAACGAGGTCGCAGGAATCGACAACACGATAACGTACAGCTTCGACGGGGCGCTTACCGGAACCGCCGTCGGCGTGTATATTCGCAACACCACGATAGAAAACGTAGAATTCGACGACGTCCTGCCAGCGGTGGACGTGTCTTTCCCGGTCCCGCAGCCGAGTGATTCGGTTTATCTTCCATAGGAGCGAATCAAAATGGCCAAAATCGTAGACCCCGACCAAATCCTAAACGGGACCGAGGTCGTATATTCAACCGCAGCCTTGACCGTGCAATACCTGGTCGCGGGCAATCTCAACGACGCCGCACCGGGCAAAACTTCCGGCGTTACCGGGCAAGCGGCATACTCCGCGAGCAAGGACCATATCCTCGCAAGCGCAACACTCCGCCGCCACCGGTCGCCGTATGATCCGGTTTTCGACGCGTCGTATCTCGTAAAGGACGGCTGGGACTTTGCCGACCAGCAAAGCCGGGACCTCCTCCGCGACGCTGGTTTCCGAATCACCGGGACCGGGCAGGAACTCGCCGCGATTATTGGTTTGCAGGAAACCGGGCTGACTGATCAGCTTTATTACCAGCAAATTCTAGGCTTTACGTCGGCGGTCACGAACTTCGACAAAACCGGCAACCTCAACGAACTCGTCGAAATATACGACGGGGCCGCCGCGGACCGCCGAGACTTTTTGAAAGTGTTCAACCGGATACAGGGCAAAGCGTACGCCGAAGGAAACCTCCTGATTGATCAGGATTTGGCCGCGCTTACTTTTATCGCGTACAGGCTACCGCTCGGAAACGGCAACGATCCGAACATTTTACAGGGCGACGCGTTCATAGACGCGAACACGCCGTACACCGGAATGACCCTTTCGTTTTTGAAGGGCGACGGCTTCACGACTTGGGCGAATACGGTTGTTTACCCGGCGGGCGCGGTCGTACTTGATCCGCTTGTCAATTCGTTAGGCTCAACGCTCGGGCAGTGGTTTTTCACGCCAGCGGGCGGCACGAGCTCCGGCACGGGAACCGGCGACGACGTCGGCGTCACGGATTGGGAACCATACGCGGGCGAGCGCCAAATCGGTCTCGAATGGTACGCGTTCAACCGGATCATCGACGGCAACAACGGCACGGACACGCAGGTTTACGAGTGGAACCAGCGAATCCTTCGACTCGGAACCGACATCAACGACAACCTCGAAGGCGGCGCGAACCAGAACGCTTTCGGCGCTGTCAACGGCGAAGTGGCGCGGAGGCTTTCACGGTTTGAGGGCGGGCTGAAAACATTTGGCGGCACGTTTATTGACAACCTCGATCCGACCAGCCGAGCCACGGCGGAATTCTTCGACATTACGGTCGACGGTGGCGGCCTCGACGTCGAATCGGTCCCGGTAACGTCGACGGGTCGCACGTTCCCGTTCAGCGCGGCGGGCAATTTGGTGTTCAGTAACAACGCCGTCCTCGAAACGAACGTCGACACGTTTTTCGATATGTACTTCGATCACACGCGCCGCGACACCGCAGCCGACGTTGCAATGACGGCGGTCGCTACGAATACCGGAACCGTGACGAGTACGATAATTGACCTTTCGATTTACACGGCGGGCGATTGGGTCGCGCTGTCCGGCTTTACAAGTCCGGCGAACAACGGGCTGTTCCAGGTAACGGGCGTCCCGACGGCGGGCAGCATGGACGTTTCCAAAACCCGCGAGCCTAACGACGTGCTGGTCGCCGACGTAGCCGGGCCAAGTGTCAACGTCGACGACGACCCGTTCAACACGGACGACGCCGTCATTGTAAACGACGACACCGGCACGCCAATCTCGGGGCAAATTACGCAAGTAAACGAACCGTTCACGTTTGCATACGATACGAACGTGCAAGGCGGGCGAGTCGCAGGAACGGACGCTGCCGTGGTTGTTGTCGCTCAAGGTTTGAACGACTCGAAATGGGCGGAGGCGGCGTTCACGATACCGCGATCGGTCGGACTCGTGTTCCCGGTCAACCTCCTCGACGATTCTGTTTACTTTAACCCGCCATAGGAGAAACCCGAGTGTCTCACCAAATCGTCACGCACGAGAAAATCGAGGAGCGCCGCGAAACGCTCCGCAACACGGACGTCGACGCGCATTTGGCGCTCAAGGCTCGGCGCTATGCGCTGTTCCGTGTGCAAAATTTCCTCGGTGGCGGTTGCATCCCGGACCCGGAACACATCGAAATCGCGCAGGAATTGGAAGCGCAAACCGCGGAGCTCGGCGGGGTTTTGGAGTTCGCGAAAAAGTGGGACCTTGACCCGCTGACCGGCCGCGTAATTGCGCGCGACCGGTCGGTGTGGAAAGCGCACGAACAATTTATGCAGCGGATCGCGCCGGAAATCGGAAGCAAGGAATCGGTAGCGTGTGCGAAAGCGATGCGGCAAAAGCTGAACGGCAAGGATAATTAGTGGGAGCGAAAGCCTTTTTCAATACGACCACGCGGCTGATCGAATTGCTCGAAGCGCCGGTCGGCGGTATTGCGTCCGTCGATTTCCGTGTCGACCTTTACAGCGACGCAAAAGAGGATTGGCGAATAAATGCGAACGGCGAGCGCGCGCACCGGTTCCCGTTCGAGACTGCCGAGTCGGCGGGCGCGCCAGTACCGGGCGGCAAAGAGGAGCCGATTTTCTACCGGCTGCGAAACGGCCCGGAAGCGTGGCGCATTTTGCCGTTCGACGCTGACCACGACCTGACGATAACGGGAATGGTTTTCCCGCTGGATCAGACTATGCGATTAGTCGAACCGCGAGCGGGTCGGACGATCCTCGTAATTCTGGACGGCTCGCAAGTCGCGGGACTTTCGACGGCCGGAGTTTCGGTCGGCGTCGACCAGGCGACGAGCCAAATCCAAATCGTCGACGTCGTCGAATCGGACCAAGTGAAAGTAGGCGGACAGCTGCAATACCGGAAACGCGGAACGGTGACGCAGCTTATACCCGCGAAGGACGTAACCGGCGATCAGGCCCCGGCGTCGGTTTCGATTGTTGAGCCGTGATGCTGAACGGCTACTTGCTGTTCACCGGAAGCGGTGGCGGTGGACCGGTTACGGTCAACCAGATTTTCCTTTCGGATTTGGAGTTTGCCGTGGCAAGTGAAATAGAGGCCGAAGTCGAAACGGCGGAAATCGTCGCAGCGATCGAGGGCGAGGCGTCGGCCGTAATTGAGCCGGGCGAAATTGAAGGCGAGGTAGACTGCTAATGGCTGCAAAAGGACCCACGGTTACATTCACGCGCGGCGATACCGGGCCGTACCGCTTGCACTTAACGCAGGACGGCGCGGATTTGGATTTGACCGGCTTTACCAATATTGAAGTCGTCGTGAACTCCGAACAGGAACCGGCCGACGCGACCAACGAGCAATTCCGGCAGCCCGGAACGCTGACCGCAACGCCCACGGATGGCCGTATTGATTTTCAACCGGTCGGCGCAAATGTCGCCGCTCGGAAAACCGAGTCCGACGGGTACGTTCCCGGAGAATACTTTTACGACTTACAAGTCGACGACGGCGCGGGCGAGCGCGTGACGCTCCTCAACGGCGGCGACTATGTCGTGCAACAGGACATCAACAAAGTTTAGGAGGGCGACGGCATGGCCGTGACGCTGGTAAAAGAGGACGGAACCGGGCTGCCAAACGCGAACAGCTACGAGGACGACGCGAGCGCGTCGCAGTACATGGAGGACACCGGGCGCAAGGCCGAATGGCGGGCGTTCAGCGGAGCCGAGCGAACCTCGGCGCTGATAGCCGCGACGCTTTTCATGGATTCGACTTACCGTTGCCGGTATCTCGGCGTTCGAGCCGCGGCCACGATCGACACTCAGGCGTTAGAATTTCCGCGGGATGATTTGTATTTGCCAAGCGGGGCGGCGAAGCCGTCGACCGACATACCGCTAGAAGTTCAGCAAGCGTGCGCCGAGTACGCGCTGGTTGCCGCCTCCGGGCCGATACAGCCCGACCCGACGTACTCGGACAGCGGCCGGGCGGTAAGTATGGAACGCAAACGCGTCGAGGGCGCGGTCGAAATCGAAACGCAATACGACGGCAGCCCGGCGGGCGTTATCAATCGCCGATACCCGGCGGCCGAGCGGATCCTGTCTCGCTGGCTTCGCGTGAACGTCGGCGGGTTACTTTTGAGGGCGTGATATGAGCGCAGCGGACGAACTTGCACTGGCAAACGCAGCGGTCGACCTGATCGCCGAGTTCGGCCGGGCGGCTTTACTCGTACCGCCTGGTTCGACAAATGTCGACGACGCGCAGCCGTGGAAAGGAAAAACCGCGGAGGGTACGCCGATTTCGGTGTCGGTCGTGTTCAAGGAAATACGCCGCGACATTTTGCCGGGCCTCGATATTCAGGCGGGCGACCAAATCGCGATCGTGGCCAGCAAGCCGCTGACGGTTACGCCGGACAGTTCGTACCTTATCCGCGACGGCGCACGCGACCTTGCGATCGTGGCGCTGGCCGAGTTCCAGCCCGGGGCCACGTCGTTCGTTTGGCAGTTTGTCGTGCGCGAGGCGGGGCAATAATGGCCAAAAAATTTGAAGCAAACGAAACGATCGTGGCGCTTGATAATGTACTCGCCGAGGACCTACAGGAAACGGCGCTGGCCGCATTGCGGAACGTCGTAATCGGTACGCCGGTAGGCGACCCGACGATATGGCAAAACCCCGCAAGCGCGCCGCCCGGTTACGTTGGCGGACACGCTCGGCGGAATTGGAACGTATCAATCGACGCGCCGACCGACGCTGTCGTCGGAACCGCTGGCCGTGGTCCGGGCAAAACCGGGGCGACAAACGACGCGATAAGCCGCGGCGAACCGATCATACGAGGCGCATCGCCGCGCCGCACTCGGCGGATAATTGTGCAAAATGCCGTGCCGTATATTGGCCGACTGAACAACGGCCATAGCGAACAAGCGCCGGTAAATTTTGTGCAAAAGGCTGTCCAGGCGGCGGGCCAAGTCGTCGGAAATCAACGCAAGGACGTGCCGTAATGGGCGCAGCAACGAAAACGGTCGAAGGCCAAATCGACGCGCTGAACGTCGCATTTTTGGCGCATTGGACAGCGGCGGGCGAGGACCCGGCTAGGATTGCGTGGGATACCTTGCCGTTCGATACGTCCAAAGTTCCCGACTTTGTGCGGTTCGGATTCCAGCACAACCTCGGAACCCATGCCGCGCTCGGCGCTGGCTCATCGCGTTATATCCGAAGGTTCGGTATAGTTTCTGCCGTGGTCTATGTCCGAAAGGGCGAACAAGCGGCACGCCGCAACGCCTTGACGGAAATTGTCCTCGACTTTTTGGAAACCGCGAACGTCGCGGGGATCAGTATCGAGGACCCGGGGGCCGACGCGTTGGGAATTGTCGACGGTTGGAACCAGATAAACTGCACCGGGAACGCCCGGTACGATTTAATACGAACGGCGTGAGGCCGGACACAAACAGGAGAACAGGCTAATGTCCGACACAAACCGCGTAGGCGTCCGCATTGCTCGGAACGCTTCCAGAACCGCGCCGATTCTTGCGACGACGCTCGACCTTTTGGCACTTCGCTACACGGGCGCGCCCGGCTTGGCGTTCGCCCCGACCACGATTGTTTCCGAGGAAATCCGCAGCGACAGGCAAATCAGCGACCTGATTCTTGTCGGCGGCGAGGCCGGAGGCGATACGAATTTCGAGCTATCGTTTGCGGCGTTCGATTTGCTTATTGAATCCGCCCTTATGAGTTTCTACGGTGCGACCGCTTTCCAGCTTGGCAACGCCGTCGGCGGTATCGCCGGGTTTGGAGCCGGAACGATCGACGTCGACACGGGCGACGGTGCGAACTATGTCGTCGGCCAGCTGGTAAAACTCAAGGACCTCGCAACGGGCGACGTCGGCGACGGCGTGTACGAAATCACGCTAATCGCGATCGACACGCTGACACTTTCACCGCTTACCGCTGGAACCAATGCGATTCTCGGAACCGAGACCGCCGACGCCAACACGCGGCTGACGGTTTGCGGAATTCTCGGCCAAGCTGTCGGCGATATTACGATGGCGGCCCCGGCCTCCGGCGAAATCGTAATGACGGTCGCCAACAACAACCCGCTGTTTGACGGCGCACGCGGCAACGGCAACCCGCTGGCCGCTGGCCAATGGCTGAAAATGTCGGGCTGGGCGACCGCCGGGAATAACGTGTGGGCGAGAATTAAACGGATCGACCTGGTCGGCCGTACGATTACATTCGACGCGCAAACCGGAATGGCAGCCGACGCCGCGGCAACCGAGGCGATCGAATTGTATTTCGGCGACAACGTCGAGAACGGGGCGGGCGCGGTATCGGCTCACCAGTTCGCGGTGGAGCGCCGGTTCGAGGACCAAGCCGAGGTACTGCGCGAACTTTTCCTCGGTATGGCCCTCAATAATTTTAGCCTCGCACTCGCGCCGCAAGCGATCGCCAACGGCTCGGTGACGTTTTTCGGTTTCAGTTCAGCGACGCAAGTCGAAACGGGCAACGCCCATATCGGAACGGTTCCACCGGCCCTGTATGAAAACTTGCCGAACGATTTGCCAGCGCCAGCCAACAGCGTCTACAACACCAGCACGAACGTCGGGCGGCTCGGCCGCGGCGTCGATCCGATCGACACGGCGGGCGTAAATTTCGTCCTCGACGCGTCAATAGATTTGACGAACAACCTACGGCGACAGCCCGCGGTTGGCGTGTTCGGCGCGGCTGGTATCGGCGTCGGCGAAGTCGGCGTAACTGGCAACCTCCGCACGTATTTCGACAACAAGGAAATCCTCGACCAAATTCTGAACAACACGGAAACGAGTCTGGACCTTTCGGTAGTCGACAACGACGGCCAAGCCATGCTGTTCGATATGCCGCGTATTAAATTTAGCGGCGGCGCGCCGGACGTACCCGGCAAAAATCAGGACGTGACCATACCGGCCACGTATCAAGCAATTCTGGACGCCGACCTCGGTTACACGATCAGCGTTCAGCGGTTCCATTTCGTCCGGTAATTCGACCAGGCGAATCACAACGACAAATCCGTGAGGGATTACTTTGAATATTTACGAGGCTTTTGAAACATCGGACGAATTCACAAACGAGGGAAAGTGGGTCGAGATAGAGTTTAACGGTTCGGTACTTTGCGCCGTGCAAATTCGCAGCGCGTCGCCCGAACTAAACGCGGATCTTCGCAAGGCCATGAACGCCGAGGCGCTGGAAGCGGTCAAAAACAAAGACGACCTGCAGGACAACGCGCTGGACCCGGACCGCGAACTCCGGCTCTTTGCCGCTGCCGTCGTTACGAACTGGACCGGGATCACCGACCGAAAAGGCAAGAAACTAAAATGCACGCCGCGCAACGTCGAACAAGTTTTCAAGGATTTGCCCTTGCTGTTCAACCGTATCAAGCGCGAGGCGTACCGGTGGACGAACTTTCGCAAGGAATTGGAGGACGAAATCGTGGGAAACTCGCGGAGGTCCTCCGCAGCCGAATCCGCGGAGTCGGCGGCGACGAGGACCTAATAGCCGCGAATTATCGCGAACGCGGGCTGGAGCCGCCCGCGCATTTGACAACAGAACGACCGGTCCCGAAATGGTTTTCCTCGCTGTACTGGACGGCCTACTCGGACTTGCAACACGAGCGACCGCCGAACCTTTACGAAAAGGGAACCGGCAAACCGATACCGCAGCGGATACCGTGGTCGGCGATCGCACGTTACGCGGAGTTCCACGGGATAAACGTGGACGAACTAAAACGCATCGTGTGGGCGTGCGACTCGGAATTTATCGGCGACATTTCGCCGGAACCGGAGAACGAGGATGGCTGACCGCGTAATACGAATCGTCCTAGATACGAAACAAGCCAACAGCGCGCTCGATCAGCTAGAGGGCAACCTCAAGGACGTCGACAAGGAAAGCAAGTCGGCGAGCAAATCCGCAAACGCCCTCGGCGGCGCGTTCCGCACGCTCGTTGCCGGTTTGTCGATTCGTGAACTTGTGCAGCGCGCCGACGCGTTCACGACGATCGGCAACCGCCTCCGCCTGGTTACGGATTCAACCGCGGAATTTAACGCGGTACAGGACGAGCTAATCGGAATCGCGCAGCGGACGCGCTCCGACCTCGGCGCAACCGCGGATCTCTACGCCCGTGTTGCACGGTCAACCGACGAACTCGGACGCTCGCAAGCTGAAACGCTACGGTTCACCGAATCCGTAAACCAAGCAATCCAAATCAGCGGCGCGACTTCGCAGGAAGCCGCCGCGGGCGTGATCCAATTTTCGCAGGGCCTCGCGTCCGGCGCGTTACGTGGCGACGAGCTCCGCAGCGTCCTCGAACAAATGCCGCGCCTTGCCCGCGCTTTGGCGGACGGTTTCGGCGTATCAATCGGCGAACTCCGCAAGCTAGGCGAAGCGGGCGAACTCGCTGGCGAAAAAATCTTCGACATTATTCTGGAAGCCGGGCCGGAACTAAACGCCGAATTTGAAAAAGTAACGCCGACAATGGCTCAGGCCATTACCACGGTTTCAAACTTTGCGACCGTCGTCATCGGCGAGTTCAACGAGGCGGCCGGGATAACCGAGGGCCTCGTCGATATTTTCAAATTGACCGACGAGGAAACGCAGGAACTCGGCGCGTCGGTCCGATCGCTGGCGCTCGATTTCCGCGAGTTTGTCGAAGTGGCCACGGTCGCTGTCGCCAATTTCGTCGAGACTGTCGGCCCGAAGTTCGGCGCGATACAAGCCGAAATAATCAAAATCATTGCGGCGCTAACCCGCGACGAGGATTTGTTCCGGGCGGCCCTCGAAGGGCAAGCCGAATTCGAAGCCGAGCTAGGCGTCATACAATCGAAACTCGACGCCGAGTTCGAGGCAATCCGGCGCAACAACGAGGAGCGACGCAAAGCCGCCGAGGATCGCGACGCGGATTTGAACGCGCCGGGAACTCGCGTGGATCGAGGCGGAGCGGTCGACCCGGAGGACGCGAAGGAACTCGAACGAGTCCGCAAGGCTCAGGAGGCCCTGCTCGCATCGCTCCGGCAACAAACCGAAGCGTTACAAATTGCGAACACGACCGGGCGCGACTACCGGGACGTTTTGCAGGAACTCAAAATCGAGGCGCTGGCCGCGGCCGGAGCCGACGAGACTTTCGGCGAGGCTGCCCTGTTTGCAGCTGGCGCGCTGCAAAAGCAAAAGGAGGAGGCTCAGGCCCTCGCCGACGAGGCGGACCGGATGCAGGACGACCTCGACGCCGCCGCGGAGCTCACGTTGGAGGCGCGCGACGCTGCCGAAGTTTACGCCGACGAACTGGCCGAGATTCAACGCTTGCTTGGCCTCGGGCTAATTACCGAGGACGTCGCGGACAAGTCAATCGCGAACCTCGACAAAGTAAACGACGACCTCGAGGATTTTTTCCGGCGCGCCCGCGAAAACTCGCAGGACATTCTCGCCGGGTTTCTCGAAAGCGGGCTGCAGGACCTCGACGAGTTCGGCCGGGCGTTTGCTCAAATGCTCTTGCAGCTGGCGTCGCAAGCGTTGGCCGCTGGAATTTTCGAGGCGATCCTCGGCGCGCAAGGCGGCGGCGGCGGCGGCAATTCTACTGGCGGCTACTTGCAAGCGGCGCTGAGTATATTCGGAGGCGGTCGCCAATTCGGCGGCGGCGTCCAGGCGGGCCAAGCCGTAACGACGGGCGAGGGCGGACGGTTTGGCGCGGAGGTATTCGTGCCGAACGTCGGCGGAAATGTCGTACCGATTAACAGCGGGCGCGGCGACCTGTCCGGCATGGAACCGCCGACAGTGAACAACACGATCGTCAACACGATCGACCCGGGCGAAATTACCGGAGCGTTCCAAAGTGGAGCGGGCGACAATGTCCTGCTTAATCGAATCAGCACGCGGAAAAATGCGTTCCGCAAAGCGTTAGGAGTTTAAGCCGTGCCATTTTTGAACGAGATTCTAGTAGCCAACGGAACGACGAGCCTCGGGCGAATCGTTTTCACGAAAGCGTTTCTGGATATGATTATCAACGACCACGTGGTCGGCCTCGCCGTGAACGTGGGCGGAACCGGGTACGTCGTCGGAGAAACTTTCGACGTGGTCGGCGGCACGCCGATTGGCGCGTTTGTCGCTCGCGGTGTCGTGACGGCGGAGGCTGGCGGCGTGGTAACTGCCGTCAAATATATAAGCGCGGGCGCGTATTCGGCGTTGCCCGGTGTAACCGGCGCATTGACCACGAACGCCAGCGCAGCCGGTAACGACGACCTGACGGTCAACCTAACAACCGAGGTCGCACAGTGGACGCTTGACCGTTCAACCTACGTCGACGACACGACCGATTTCGAGTGGATAGCGACGAGCGTCAAAGCTGTAAACCCCGCGACGGTCGGCATGGAAACTGTCACGAGTGCGGGCAACGATTCGTCGCGGCTTATGGTGGCGAGCGGATACGACAACGGGCAAACGCTTTTCGGCCAGCCCGACGCCTCGCCCACCGGCCTATACCTGAACATCCCGGCGCAAAATCCCGAGATTTACGTTTCGACGACGGAACGCCGGAACAACGTCACGGCTCGCGACGGTAACAACGTGCAATACGGCGGCCTCGGAATGTTTATCCCGTTGACCAATGTCGACGCCTCGTACCCGTTCCCCGGATTAGTTCACGGGCAAAGCACGAGCGTTCGGGCGTTTACCGAGCAATACGTATCGAACGGCCTCGGCGGTTCCAACGCTGGCCTGTTGAATCCGACAAGCCGCACGACCGTGTACGGCGCGTACCGGTTCCGGGATAACCTGTCGACGCAATGGCTGACGATCGCATCGAACCCGGTGACGGGCGGAGCGATCGCGACTATGTGGCCCTTCCAACAAAGCGACCTGTCCTATTCGTTCACGCACGCGCCGACGGTTTCCGGTTTCAGTACCAACCCGTTCGGGAACACGCAGCGCCACGTCATTTTGGGCGACGACACCGGCGGCTGGTTTGCCGATCCCGACGGCTCGGCGTTCGGAGTTCAGGGCGTGTCACCGTTTGGAACTGGCGCGCAAATGTCGCTAACCGTTACGCCGCATATCGTCCGCAGCCAATCAGCCGACGTCCAGGTACTCGGAATAATTGACGGCTTCGAGAATTTGCACGGCGTCGGCCTTACCGCTTTCGAGGAGATCGAAAGTTATTTGAGCGCGTCGCGCTTTATTGTTTTTCCCGATACCAACGGCGCGGACCTCGGCCAATGGGTCGCAATGGAGATTATCTAATGCCGCACGAATTTGTAGTCGGAGCGTTCGAGCCGGGCGACGACGACGTCGCGGATTTCATGCTCGACCGCTGGTTGCCGTTTGCCGTGAATGAATGTAATTGGGTCGCGAATCGAGCGCCAGCGCCGGGCGTTCGTCCCAACGTCGAAGTGTGGACGCATCGCGGCACGGTCGGAACGCCGGAGACCCCGTTTTATTTCGCGCACACGAGCGCCCAGCATATGCACATTTTCACGGGCGACGACGTCGACTTAACGCAGGAAATTTACGACCAGCCGAACAACCCGGCGAACGCGCCACGCGACGCCAGCTTTACGGTTCCGGCCTCCGGCAATATCGGCAACACAATGCGGTGCATGTTTATAAATTCGATGGCCGGGCCGTATCAAGGCTACTGGCTTTTCTCCGATACGACGGGCGAGTACATCCACTGCGTTGTCAAAGTGTCGGCGCGACAGTATCGGCATTTCCATATTGGACGGCTGAAACAAGTCGACGGCGGCCCGGACCTCGACCCGTCGTCGTTCTATGTGACCTCGCACTTTTGGAACGAACTCGACCCCGGCCCGCTGAACTATCCGGTCAACGCGTCCAACCTTTCCGAGCATTCGCCGTACATAAATCAGCATATGGTCCCGTTCCGAAACTACGCCGGGACAAATCAGAACGGAAGTTTTGGAACCGGGATGCCGAACACGTTGCCGCCCGCGCGCTATTACATACCGGGCCTTTTTCCAATTCAGATAAACGCCGCCGCTGTAACTAATGGCGGAACCGGTCACGCGGTCAACGATATAATTACGGTAAGCCTGACCGACGGCGTTTACGCCGGAACCGGCACGCCCGCGACGTTGCGAGTAACCGCCGAAACCGGCGGCGTGATTGACACCGTATCTATCGAGACTGTCGGCAATTACGACAGGCAAACCGGAAGCGGCGATTTCATACCAGTGACCGGCATAGACCAAGCCAGCACGACCGGCACGGGCGTCGGCGCTACTTTTAGTTTGACGTTCGAGGGTTACAAGTTTTTCTCGGCGGCTCCGAATGACGAGTTACAAGCCGAATCCGCCCCCGCTCAAAAGTCCGGCGACGGTGGCGCGACAAATTCGGTCGGCGACGTGATGCTACGCTCGCGCCTCGGCAGCTGCCAAACGAACTTTTACGACGCGGGCCTCGGTGCGATTTTGTTTGCAGCCGATCGCAATTTCACCGCGAACGCGAACGTACTCGTGCCGATTTACATTGGCGTGCAGTTCGATTTTCAAAGCGACACGCGGCTGGGTATCGTCGCTCAAGTTCCCGACGTTTTCCGCGTCAACATGCGGGACTATGCGCCCGAACAGACAATCACGGTACAGGGCAACGACTACAAAGTGTTTCCGATGATTAACAACGACAGCAACAACACCGTGGCGGGCGAGGGTTACAGCGGATACGAGGGCATAGCGTACCGCGTTGAAACTGGCCCGGTGGTCTAATGGCACAAGGCGCTGCTGGTCCATTTCGGGCGCTGGTTCATGCGCCGGGCAATCCGCAGCTGCCCGTGCTTCCGGGTCCGCTTGATCCGAAAACCGGGCTAGATGATCCGTTCGTTTCTGGCGCTTCGATCAACGCGCCGCGCTTTGAAAGTTCCTACCTCGAAGTTTTGGCGGGCGGCCCGAACATCGCGCGCGGCTTCGCGCAAACCTGGTTGAACGGAATAGGCGGCGAGCCGAACCCGGTCGACTTCGGCGACATTACGGCGGCCAAACAGCGAACCGTCGGCGTTCACAATACGTACCGGCACGCGGTAACGGTAACGGCCGTCGACGTGTCCGGCGTGTCCGGCGTGACGATGCTTTCGCCCGGCTTGCCCGTTGTCCTCGCGCCGTTTTCGTCGCAAGTGTTCACGTTTGAGGCGACGCTGGCGGGCGATCCGACGTTCGACGCGCTCGTCACGTTCACGCACTCCGAGGGGTCGTTTACGATTCGCTTTATCGGTCGGCGTGTAATTATTTTCAACGCGATCCCGCAGCGCCCGATTGCCGAACAAATCACATTCGGCACGGACATTATGGACAGCCACGACGGCAGCGAACAAGCGATGGCGTGGCGAACGACGCCCCGGTCAATCGTTCAGTACGACATACGGCACACGGACGACGAGGAGCGCGCCGCGCTGATAAACCAAATCCTCGGAGCC